ATTTTGCTGGTTTTGAACTGCTATATCAGGATTTAAATCAGTAGTTTTTCTAAAACTCATATTTATAGTATTTAGTAGATTATTTTTTTCTGTTTTTAATTTATATAATATGGTTTTCAGTTGCTTATTATGTGAATTTGAAACTTGTTATGTTTCAAGATTTTGTCCTAAATGTCGTGCATTAAAACATTTAATACTACTTCATGGTGATAGAGTTCATGAAATAGTGAATGAGGTATTATGTAGAACAGAAGAAAAACAGAATAATAAAATTAAGCAACAATTAAATAAAGAAATAGAACAAAAAAATAAACTTCAAGAAATGGAGATAGCAAGAAAAACTAAAATAAGAGATTTACTTGACTCTATGCTTACTCCAACACAAGAATTAGCGTTGTTACAAAATGAATTAAATAATGCTTATCTTACAGGACAGATTAGTCAAGAACAGTACGCTTTAGGTACAGATAACCTTAAAAAGAAATTATTTGAAGCAAGTGATGCAGGTAAGATGGCACTAGATGCAGTAAACTCTGTGGCTGATGGTTTTTCAAGAGAATTTGCAGATGCCATGATGACAGGTGAATTATCTCTTAAAAGTTTAAAAAATGTAGTTGCTGATGCAATGGCTAGTATTATAAGAGATTTTATAAAAGCAAGAATACAAGCTATGTTATTTAAAATGGTGATGGGTTTTGCAGGTGGTGGTACTGCTCCATCAACAGGTCCAACAACATTTGATGCGACTACTGGTGGCTTTGCAGGGGGTGGAAAAGTCCAAGCTAAAACTCCAATTATGGTTGGAGCAAGAGGTGCAGAAATGTTTATACCAAATACTAGTGGTGTAGTTAGAAATAATGCAGATACCAAAGGTATGATGGGTGGTGGGCAAGTAAATAATGTATATCAAAATTTTAATGTATCAGCAGGCGTTTCACAAACAGTAAGAGCAGAAGTTCTAGGCATGATGCCTTTGATTAAACAGCAAACACTCAATGCAGTAGTAGACCAAAAACGAAGAGGTGGTGCATTTGCATCAGCATTATCATGACAACATATCCCATAACATTACCAACTGATGCAGTAGCACAACCAGTACAAACAAGTTTTAGAATTAAAAGGGTTGTTGGAAGAACACAAAGTCCATTTACTGGCACACAACAAGTTTATAGACATCAAGGAGAATGGTGGGAATCAGAAGTAGGTTTACCACCAATGAAACAAGATATTGCTAAAAAGTGGGTTTCTGCTTTGGTAAGTTTAAGAGGTGTTTTTGGACAATTATATTTGGGAGATTTTGATGCTAGAACTGCAAATGGTTCTGCTTCAACAAGTGCAGGAACGCCTTTAGTAAACGGAGCAAGTCAAACTGGAAATACATTATCCATTGATGGTGCGCCTGCAAGTGCTTCAAATTATTTAAAAGCAGGTGATTATATACAAATTGGAAGTGGCATAGACCAAAGGCTTCATATGGTTGTTGCAGATGCAAGTTCAAATGGAAGTGGTGAAATAGATTTAAGTATTGAGCCTGCATTAAGAACAAGTCCATCTGATAATACTGCAATTACTGTAGCAAGTCCAAAAGGTGTTTTTAGATTAGCATCTAATGAAACAAATTGGGATGCTAATGCTATATCAGTTTATGGTGTTACTTTTGCTGTTGTGGAATATCTAAGATGAACAGAGATATAACATCAATATATAAAGCATATGCAAGGTCAAATCGCTTACACCCTATATTATTAGTATCTGCAACTTTTGATTCTGGCGTACTTAGATTTTGGAATGGATACAGTACATTAAGCTATGATGGAAATGATTATACTGGAGCAGGAAACTTGCTCAATATTACAAGTTCAACTGAAACAGAAGAATTAAAAGCCAATGGAATATCAATAGGATTAAGTGGCATTTCAACTGAAATTATATCAATCGCTTTAAATCAACCAGTAGCAGGCAGACCTGTTGATATTAAAATGGGCTTTCTTAGTGGAGACCCACAAGAAATATTAAACTACAATATTACAGTTTCAAGTGGTCTTTATTATGTTGAACAAGAACAGAAACCAAAAATATACGTTATAAGAGGACAGACCTATAGATTTGACCAAAGTGATTCATCAAACAATACACATAATTTAAGAATATCAAGAACATCAAATGGAACTTATAGTGGTGGTGTTCAATATACAGATGGATTTACAGAAGTAGGTACGGCAGGCACAGCAGGTGCTTATAATCAATGGGTCGTGCCTAAATTAAGTACTGCCACTACAAATTATGCTATTACAGTTGTTGCAACTGGCTCTGGAAATAAATTTTATGTTGATGGGTCATTACAAACTTCACTTACTTTACAGGAAGGTCAAACATATAGATTTACACAATCTGATGCTTCTAATGATGGACACCCTTTATTTATTTCATCAAATAATTCTAGTACATTAGCAACATTTCAAAGTGGCTATCTGACAACTGGTGTAAGCTATTACATAGATGGTGCTTCAACCTTTTCAAATTATACAAATACAACTACATTTAATGCAGGTACAACAAGATATATTGAATTTACACCAGATTCAATTACAACAGTTTATGTAGGTTGTTATGTTCATGGTTATAGTATGGGTTTTGTTTTAAATATGTTAAGTAAAACAATATTTTATTATTACTGTCAAAATCATAGTGGTATGGGAGGAGAAATAAATGTATCTGAAGATTTTGTTTTATTTGAGCCTTTCACATTATTTGATGGTCAAATGGATAAAATGGAAATTCAAGATAATGGTGAAACATCAAATGTAAGTATTGTCTGTGAAAGTAAATTAATAACATTACAAACACCAAGAATAAGACGTTATACATTAGAAGACCAGAAAATTGACCACGCTAATGACTTAGGTCTTGAATTTATACCAAGTTTGCAAGATAAGGAAATTACATGGGGAAGAGGATAGATAATTGGCTTATTGTACTTGCCAGTGAATTAAAAAAACAAAGAACTTTTACTTGGGGTAAAGAAGATTGTTGTTTATTTTCTGCTAATATTATCAAATCAATTACAAATATAGATATAGCCAAAAAATTTAGAGGTAAATATAAAACCAAACTAGGTGCATTTAAATTAATTAAAAAATTTGGTTATAAAAACTTAATTGAATGTGTAGATGAAGAAATAAAAAAACATGGCTTTGAACAGATTAACATTAATTTGGCACAAAAAGGTGATGTTGTAACCAAGAAGATAGATAATGATGAAATAATTGGTATTATGCTAGATGATGTTGGAGTATTTCTACATAAAAATACTTATTCATATACAAAAAGAAAAGATTTAAATATAGCGTGGGCTGTTAGATGAGTGATGAAGCTAAAATCATAGTAACTGCCGCAGTTATTGGAGGTTTAACTGGAGGAGCAGGATTTGCTCTAGGTTTCACATCATCTGCAACTTTATCTGCCGCAATTACTACAGGAGCAATCATGGGTGCCGCATCAGCTACGTTACAAGTAGCTTTTGCACCAAGCCCACAGATGCCAGATTTTGATAGTTTTGGAACTACTGCAACAAAAGACAGACAATTAAACTTTAGACAACCTATAACTTCAAGAAAATTAATTTATGGAACTATTAAAGTTGGTGGTCCTATTGTCTATATATCCACAACCTCAAAAAATGGTAAAGCTAATACATATTTACATATGATAGTGGCTCATGCTTCTCACGAAGTAAATGGAATTGTATCTTGGTTTATTGATGGCAATGAAATTCCTGCTTCAAGTTTATCAAATGGTGTAGATGGTGGAAGTGTAAATGCAGGGGATTATAATGGTAAGGTTAGGATTAATCCTCATCTTGGTGCTGATGGACAATCTGCTGATTCTGACTTAATAGCCGAAATACCAAGTGAATGGACTTCAAATCATCAATTAAATGGAATCTTTTATAATTATTTTAGATTAGAATTTGACCAAGATTTATTTAAATCAATGCCACAAGTTTCAGTATTGGTGCAAGGAAAAAAAATATTTGACCCAAGAACAAATACAACTGCATATTCAGCAAATTCAGCATTAGTTTTAAGAGATTATTTAACAGACTCACTTGGCTTAAATATACCTGCATCTTTAATAGATGATGATTCAGTTGTAACTGCCGCAAATGTATGTGACCAAAACCAAGACCTTAGAGAAGGAGGAACTGAAAAAAGATATGAAGCACATGGTATGATTGATACTGCTGTTTCTCCAGATAAAAATATAAAAGATATATTAAGTTCAATGCATGGCACATTAATTTATTCTAATGGAAAATTTAAAATTACGGCAGGAACAACAAAAACTGCTGTGTTATCCATAGATGAAAACGACTTTGCAAGTGGGCTACAAATTAGCCCAAGGTTATCAAGGCGTGAAAATTTTAATGCTGTTAAAGGACAATATGTTTCTCCAACAAATAATTATCAGCCATCAGACTACCCACCAGTAACAAGTTCTGTTTTCCAAGCAGAAGATAATGGTGAGCAAATATTTAGAGAATTAAATATGCCATTCACTACATCTACATCTATGGCACAAAGAGTTTCTAAAATTGCACTTTTTAAAGTAAGGCAACCTTTAGCATTTCAGTCAACCCACAGACTTACAGTTTTAGGTTTAGATGTAGGTGATGTAGCAAATATTTCATTTGACAGATATGGTTGGGCAAGTAAGCCATTTGAAGTCGTAAGTTGGAATTTTATTGTTACTGAAGGTGAATTAGGCATTGGCATTAAATGGAGGGAATATGCAGATTCAGTATATAGTTGGTCAACAACGGAACAACAATTATTAGCTGATGCACCAAATACGAATTTGCCAGATGTATTTAACTTACAACAACCAAATAATTTAATTGCTACTGAAAATCTAGTAATAACAAGAGATGGTAGAGGTGTACAATCTGTTTTAGATATTACTTTTGATGAAGCATTAGATGCTTTTGCTACTGAATATGAAATGGAATTTAAGAAAACTACAGATACAGTTTTTATATCTGGTGGAAGAAGCCCTGCATTAAAATTTGAAATTACAGACCTTGCACCTGCAACTTATAATATCAGAGTAAGGTCAGTATCTGCATTAGGTACAACTTCAACATTTTCAACATTAAAAAAAGAAGAAATTGGTCTTGCCGCACCACCATCTGAAATGACAACTTTA